CTGCAAGCAGAACACGGAGGAAGCCCTCGCAGCCCTCGACGCCGCGCTCGCGGAGCCGGAGCAGAAGCCGGAGCCGGTGGCGTGGTTGCAAGTAGGGGTCGGCGTGAATGACGGCGATTTTATCGCCAGAACGAGCAAGCCGAAACGCTGGAATTCAGAATGGTGGCGATTTGAACCCCTTTACACCCACCCACCCGCCACCGTCGCGGAGCCGGACGCCAAGCGGGAGCCGGTGGCTTTTGCAAAGAACGGCAACTTGTTTTGGTGCGGTGACGCATCCCAAATGCGCGGGGTAGATATAGACCTTTACCTCGCCCCACCGCAGCCGGACGCCAAGCGGGAGCCTGCGACGGATGAGCAGGTGCATAAATGGTATTGGGATAACAATTTGTGGGGGCTGCGGCACGCTGAATTTCGTTACGGTTGGCGCGCCGCCGAGCGGTTCCACGGGATCAGGAAGGAGGACACATGACACGCGAGGAAATTTTACCTTGTCCAATGTGTGGATCATCTGCGCGTTTAGATGCTACTGGTACTATTGAGTGCTACGGCAAAGACTGGCAGACACTTTTCATCGAATGCACTAAAGATAAAGACGAGCATTGTGGAATGGAACTATCTCTGAATGCCGATTTCTGGAACCTGCTTAACGCACAAGACCAATTGATTAAATGTTGGAATGGAGTGGGTAGAAAATGACACGCGAGGACATCACCCGCATGGCGCGGGAGGCGGGCATCTGTATAGCGAACAGCATTTTGCTGCCCGCGCCAAATGGCCAAGTGGAGGCACTCGAACGCTTCGCCGCCCTCGTCGCAGAGGCCGAGCGGGAGGCGATTTGCCCGATTGTTTACGGGCTGTGCATCAGCGACAACAACGCGCAGGAAATCGTCAACGCCATCCGTGCGCGGGGGAGCAAATGAGCGAGCGCATGAGGCTGCTCCGGCTGCTGCGAGAGCGACACGATCTGCTGCGCGACGTGCGCGACGCCCTGCGGCGGCTCGACCCCGCCTGGTGCGTGCTGCACGGGAAGGAGCAGCTGGCCGACGAGGAGCTCGAGGAGCTCATCGGGCGCGTCGAGGATGCCGTGGAGGATGGTGATGGAACGCCCTCCTGACTTCGGCCCGCTGTTCCGGCTGCTGCGGGACGCCGCGATCGTGCTCCTCGGCATCCTGCTGTTTTTCGCCATGCTCGTGGAGGTGATGTCGTGAAGCGCAGTGCAGGCAGGCCCCCATCGGTGACGATGGAGCAGTACCAGCGGGTCCTCGATGTAAAGGCCGCTCGTGCGGCGCTGCCGACGAATAAGGAACTTGCCCGCGAGCTCGGGGTTCCGGTGTCTACCATCATGGGTTTGCTTGGGCGCGGGCTAAAGGCGTACCAACCGAGGAAAGCGAATGGGCGCAAGTCAAAGGCGTAAGGGCGCAGCCGGTGAGAACGAACTCGCCAAGATCCTGAGCGACCAACTCGGCTGGGTGGTCAGGCGCAACATCGGGCAGGCCCGTGACGGCGGGGACGACATCACGACCGGCCAGTTCCGGTGGGAGGTCAAACGCAGGAAGGGCATCGCGGTCCACGAATGGGTCGAGCAGGCCGTCCGTGCGTCTGGCCCCGGCGACATCCCGGTGGTGGCCTGCCGGGGTGACGGGAAGGGGTGGCTCGTGGTGATGCGCCTCGAGGACGCCCTGCCGCTGATCCGTGGCGAGTTGCCGCAGCGGTAGCCGGGGGGTTAGACTTGGGGCATGACCGAGACTGAGCGGAAGCCTTGCCTCAACTGCAACAGCAGCGGCTGGGTGGCCGATTGGTCTGGCGGGTGGGTGCGGTGTCCCGACTGTGAGCCGCCGCCCCCGCCGAAGGTCGAGGTCGAGTTCGTGCGTGGCGCGAAGGTCCGGCGCAAGCCGAAACTGCCCGAAGCAGCGTGAGGTAACGAGATGCCTGGTCCCGGTTTATACGCAAACATCAACGCTAAACGCGAGCGCATCAAGGCCGGTAGCGGCGAGAAGATGCGCAAGCCCGGCAGCAAGGGTGCGCCGACTGCGAAAGCGTTTCGCGAATCCATCAAGACCGCGCTCAAGCGGAAGTGAAGGCGCAGCTGCTCGGAGATAACGGCGACCAGGAAGGCGAGGATCTGTTCGGCTTTCGTCGCCGGAGAGGTGGTGCAATTCTGGGAGGAGCCGTCGGCAGGGTGCCAAGACTTTCGCCGAGGGCTACCGCCGGTGTCGCCGCTGCTGGACTCGGTGGCCCGACACCTACGCCGGTACCGGGTGGCCCGGGTGGTAGACCGCAGGAGCCGAGAGACGTGAACCTCGTATGAAGACCGCCGCATGGCAGCGCAAGGCAGGGCAGAACCCGAAGGGCGGTCTGAACGAGGCCGGTCGCCGCTCTGCCAAGGCCGAGGGGATGAACCTCAAGGCCCCGGTCAAGTCAGGGGACAACCCGAGACGCGCCAGTTTCCTTGCCCGGATGGGCAACGCTCCCGGCCCGATGGTCGGGAAGGACGGCAAGCCGACACGCCTCGCCCTCGCCCTGAAGGCATGGGGTGCGAACTCGAAGGAAGACGCTAGGGCGAAGGCCCGGGCGATCAGCAACCGCAACAAGGGGAAGTGACCATGCCGCTCAAGAAGGGATACAGCCAGAAGACCATCTCGCGCAACATCTCAGCCGAAGTCCGCGCCGGTCGCCCGCAGAAGCAAGCCGTGGCGATCGCCATGAGCACGGCTCGCAAGGCAGCCAAGAGCGCCGGTAAGGGAATGGCAGCACGCAAGCTGATGGCGAAGTGATGCCGGACAGAGCAGAACAGGTCAAGGCAGTCCTCGCGCTCGTCGAGGACGGCATGTCGGAGAACGCCGCCTGTCTACAGGTCGGCATCAATCGGGCAACCTTCCGAGCAGCGGCGTTGAAGGTCACGGCTGGTGACAATTACGCGCGCGCATTGGAAGCACTCGCTCAGGATCAGGTCGAGAAGGCCGAGCAGGTCATCGAGGACATGCGGAACGGGGTCATCGATGCCCAGCAAGCGCGGGTCGAGCTCGACGCCCGCAAGTGGTTTGCCTCCAAGTTCCTGCCCAAGCGGTACGGGGACAAGGCCGAGGTCGAGCACTCGGGTAACGTCGGCCTGACGGTCAATGTCGTGCGGATGACGGATGCCGACAGTAACGCTGCCGGCTAATGGCTGGCGACCGCGCCCATACCAGATGCCGGCGTGGGCCGCGCTCGAGGGCGGCTGCAAGCGGTTGGCCCTTTCTTGGCACCGAAGATCGGGGAAGGATGACCTGAGCCTTCACTGGGCTGCTGTGTCGGCCATGCAGCGGGTGGGCGGCATCTGGCACATGCTTCCCCAGGCGAACCAGTCCCGTAAGGCTATCTGGGATGCGGTGGACCCGCATACCGGGCGGCGGCGCATCGACGCTGCATTCCCGCCCGAGCTTCGAGAATCGACCCGCGAACAGGACATGTTCATCCGGTTCAAGAACGGCTCGACTTGGCAGGTCGTGGGCTCGGACAACTACAACAGCCTGATCGGTTCCCCGCCCATGGGGGTGGTGTTCTCCGAGTACGCGCTCGCCGACCCGAATGCTTGGGCGTTCCTGCGTCCCATCCTTGCGGAGAACGGCGGCTGGGCGATATTCATCAGCACCCCTCGTGGCCGGAACCACTTTGCCCGTCTGGTGGACTACGCCCGGAAGGACCCTGCGTGGTTCGGGCAGGTGCTGACGGTCGAGGACACCAAGGCGATCTCGAAGGACATCATCGACCGAGAGCGCAAGGAGCTGCGGGTCGAGCGCGGTGAGAAGGAAGCCGAGGCCATCATCCGGCAGGAGTATTACTGCGACTTCGATGCCGACATTCCCGGTGCGTACTACGGCGATGCCATCCTCAAGGCGGAGCAGGGCGGCAGATCTGGCGAGTTCCCGCATATCGTCGGCCAGCCGGTCGGGACGGCATGGGACATCGGCATCGGCGATTCGACGGTCATCTGGTTCTACCAGCTCGTCGGCCACAAGGTGCGCATCATCAACGTGCTGGAAGGCTCCGGCGTCGGGCTCGAGTGGTACGCGAAGAAGCTCCTCGCCATGGACTATGTGTATGCCGATCACATCTGGCCGCACGACGGGGCGGTGAAGGAGTGGGGGTCTGGCAAGTCCCGGCTCGAAACAGCGGCGGGATATGGGCTCAAGCCTCGGGTGCTTGAGGCTGACTCGGTGGACGATGGCATCCAGGCGGTGCGCCAGATGCTGCCGGTGGTCGAGTGGAACAAGGCTCCCGACCCGTTCCCCGGCGAGACTGCCGAGGACGCAGCGGCTCGCATGACCCGGGCGATGGATGCCGTCCGGCAGTACCGGCGCGAATACGACGACCGGCTGCAGCGGTTCAAGGACAGGCCACTCCACGACTGGACGAGTCACTACGCCGATGCTCTGCGGTATCTCGCCAAGGGTCGTAGACCGTTCCGTGGGACGGTGCGGCGGGCTGGTCCGGGGGTGGCTGTAGCAGATTACTCAGTGTTCGGCTAGACTCGCGCCAAAGTCTGCCACGAGGTGCGTCATGTCCGGTCTGTTCAAGCCCAAGATGCCGAAGATCGAGCCGCCCCCGCCTGCTCCCGAGATCGATGTGGCAAAGCAGCGCGAGATTGAGTCCACCCGGCTGCGTCGGCGGCGCGGGCGTGCTGCCACAATGATGTCCACGCCTGAGACCCAGCAGATGGGCGGCGTCGCTACGACCCGACTGCTGGGCGGCGGCATGTAATGGCGACGAAGAAGATCACGCAGTTCAGCTCGCTAGCGCAGGGTGACCTCGACTCGCCGGTCGATGTCTTGCCGATCGTCGATGTTGGCGCAGGCGAGACCAAGAAGGTCACCGCAAAGGCGCTGGCCGGTGCTGCGGTCGGGGACTTGGTGAACGTCTGGAACAACGTCGCAACGACCTTCTCGGCCATCAAGCTCGATGTCACCGACACGGCTTCTGCCGCAGGGTCGTTCCTGCTCAACCTGCTCGTCGGCGGTGCTGCCCGGTTCCAAGTGACCAAGGCTGGTGCGGTGACGGCGGCGAGTTCCATTCGCTCGACCTCGGCCTCTGGCGGCGTGGGGTACGCGACCGGCGCGGGTGGTGCGGTCACGCAGGCGACCTCACGCACAACCGGCGTGACGTTGAACGCCATCTGCGGGCAAATCACGCTCTTTGCTGCGTCGATCTCCGGTCACGAGGCTGACCAGTTCGTGCTGACGAACAGCGCCATCGAGGCCGGTGACGTGGTGGTGACGAGCATCAAGTCCGGCCTGACGGCTGGGACGGCCAAGTACTACAACGTCCAGGTGGTCGCGGTCAGCGCCGGTCAATGCACCATCTCGGTCGGCAACATCGACAATGGCACGGTCCCATCAGCCGGGACCGATACGCCTGTCATCACGTTCGCAGTCATCAAGGCCGTAGCGGCCTAATCGGAGATAGACATGGCAACAGGCATTGTTCTCGTATCGAACGCCAGCGCGACTGGCGCGTGGTTCGCATGGCCGGGTGGTCGTGGCGAGTTCCGTGTTGAGGCGACCTTCGGTGGCGGCACGGTCAAGCTCCAGTGCAAGGGGCCGAACGGCACCGCGCAGGATGTCGGCGTCGATACGACCCTGACGGCTGCTGGCGGTGGCATCTTCGAGCTGGGTGCGGGTGAGATTCGCTGCAACATCGCCACCGCGACCGCTGTCTATGCCATGGCGTTGCGCATCCCGAGCCCGAACTTCTGATGCGCACATGGCCGCGAAGTCAGGAGCGCACCGCCGACCGGACGCTGCGGCGTGACGGGACGGGCGATGACCAGCCTGTTGGCAACCTCGTAGCCGAGAACGGAGACAATCTCGCGCTCGAGAACGGCTACTTCCTGCTTTGGGAGTGACGATGGACTCACGCGCACAAGACGTCCTGCAAGGCTACGACCGGCTCAAGGGCGCTCGTGGCACATGGGAGTCCCATTGGCAGGAAGTTGCCGAGCGCGTCTGGCCGTCCATGGCCGAGATGACCGGCCAGCGCACACCGGGCGAGAAGCGGTCGGAGAAGATATTCGACTCGACGGCGCAGCGGGCCTTGCCCCGATTCTCTGCCGCGATGGACTCGATGCTGACACCAGCAACGCAGATGTGGCACGGATTGCATACCGGCATCCCCGAGCTCGATGAGAATGTGGCGGTGCAGCGGTGGTGCGATTCCCTGCGAGACATCCTGTTCCGGCAGCGGTATGCGCCGACCGCCAACTTCGCCTCGCAGGTGTTCGAGTGCTACATGAGCCTCGGTGCGTTCGGCACCTCGACGCTGTTCATCGACGAGATCCCAGGCGTGACCTTGCGGTACCGCGCCATCCCGCTCTCCGAGATCGTCATCGACCTCGACCATACGGGTCGGGTGGACACGGTGTACCGCTGCTTCCAGTTGACGGCGCGGCAGGCGATGCAGGTGCCGGGCTGGGCTGACAAGCTCCCGAGAGGCATCAAGG